TGGAGAGATTGGCCCGCGAGCGGCGCACGTACTTGACCAGGGACCACATGCGGATTTCCAGGGTATCGCCAGAGCGCTGCGAGCCTTCGTCTTCCCCGAACACAATCGGGGGAGCGAAGGATGAAGTGCGCGCCCAGTCGTACAGGAAACGCAGGTGCTTGAAGGCCTGATCGGGGATCGGGTTCTTGGCTTCCAGCATGCCGACTTGCGCCGGCGGCATGGAGCCAACCTGGCGTCCCAAATCCCACAGGGCGTTGGGGCCCAGCGGGAAGTTCTCGCGCTTGAAAGAGCGCGGCAGGTTGACACCCCAGCGCGTGGGGTGAGCGTTGTAGTTCAACGCCTCGCCGATGTCGGCGATGCGATCATTGAGTTCATCCTGGATGGGGATGATATCGGGAGTCAGGGGATCGCCCCACCAGTTGTCCGTGCGCACGCGCGGGGCATAAGCGAATGGCGTGAAGCCCCACGGGTTGGCGCCCGTGTACTTGCCCAAGACCTTGCCGTCCAGCATGGTCTTGTAAGAAGTGGGCGTCCAATGCTCCACACGCTGGACGATCTCTTTGTCCTGATCGTAGCCGTAGAGGATGCGCGCCTGGTCGTTGGACATCTCGGTCAGGATGTAGGCCTCGAGGATCTCGTCCTCGTTGTCCGGGTTCCAGATCGGGTAAAAGCCTTCCAGGGGCAGCGGGATCCACTTGATGTAAGGGTAGGTCGTGACGGCCTTGACCATCAGCGGCACGCCGCCGTACACCTCGCGCGTCAGGGCCGCCTGCCAGAAAGTCGCGTTGGCGTTGGAGGCCTTGAGGATATCCGCGACCAGCTGCTGAGCCGCCTGAGAAGACTTGCGGTCCTCCTCGCCGGTCTCATCAGCGGCCGGGACGAAGGAAAGGATGCGCTCGTCCCACTCGCCGAACAGAGCATCCGCCTGGGCCTGGGCCAGCATCTTGACCAGGTTCAACCCCACCGGGAAGCGCTTGATTTCCTCATCGCCAGGGGACTCGATTGGCAGCAGGTCATTGAAGACCTCGCCAGAGTAATAGTGGCGATAGTCCTCGAAGCGCCCTGTCATCGCTTCCCAGGCATTCATCTGCACTCTGCCTGGATTACCGAGATCTGCCCAGCGGGGAAAGTCCATGCGCACCTCGAAACAAAAAAGACGGAAGGCTGTTAGCCCTCCGTCTTTGTGGTCGGGAACTTGATGCGTTTCCGGCACCGGAAGCCGTGATGCTGGTAGTCGATCTCGGCGAGCACCGGCTCGCCTTCGTGAACGGTCAGCACGTCGATGTGCTGCGCTCCGTCGCGGATCCACTCCAGCAGGCTGCGGACGTTGGCGCTGACTTTCTTTGCCTGTCCAGCTGGCCTGGCGTCGATTTCGACCGAGAACATCTCGCCGTAGCGGAGATTCTGCATGGTCTCAATCAGCGCGGCTTCCGAATCGGAAACTTCTATGTCGTATTTTACCACGGTGTCCTCAATTTGTCAAGGTTGAGTTTCGTCTGGAAGGCAACTATTACAATCGTGACCTTCCTGATGAAAGGAGCTGCAGCACCTCCCCGGCTTCATCGGGTGGGGAAGCAGGTGCATATCCAGTTTGCAGCGCTCGATCTCCGGCTCGTTCTTGATGCGCTTCGACGAGATGCGGTGGATACACCAGGTGCAATTGTAGAGATGAGCTTTCATCAGCAGATCTCGCCCAGATCCTCGAGGTCCTCGGGGAAATCCCCCAGATCCTCGATAATCTCGTCGTCCACGTCGCCAGTAACAATCTCGAGGTCAAAGCAGGCGTGCTCAGCGACGGCTTCCAGCAAATCTTCGTGGCGGATATCGTCGCCGCTACAGACCAGTTGGCCATCGATATAAGCGCCAACATAGTCACTGGTGTACACAAAGGTAATTTTCATCGTCTCCTCCTGGAAACGTTGGTGCGCCGGCGTGAGTAGCGATTGCCGGAAGTCCCGCCCGCCGCGGAGGTAGACGATTCGATCTCCGGGGCGTGACGCTCGAGGAAGGCCAGTTCGGCCATCATCATGACGATGTCCTGGGCGATCTTGCTGTCGTTTTCGCGGGAGTAGGAAATCATCTGGTTCTGGATGCCCTTGATCACCGGCCAGCACAGGGTATGGTTGGTGACCGCCATGGAGAGCGAGTTGAGCATGCCTTCCTTGTCGCGGTTGAAGCTGATGCCGTCGACGGTGATGCCGACGTTCTCGAAGGCCAGCTCGTCGATGGCCTTCTGCGTGCCAGTGGTATCCAGGCCCCTAAGCACCGGGCGGTACTTCTCCAGGGCATACTTGTAGGAGAACAGGAAGGGGTTATACGAGCCTCTTCCATCCACCCAGTGGAAGTACACCAGCTGGTTGGGCTTCTTGGAAATGTCCAGCACGCCGACGGTCCCGGAATTGCGCTTGGGCGGCGAGTCCGTGCCAGGATCCCCGGCCATGATGTAGATCGATCCTGGATCTGCGGGCAGCTCGAATTTGGTGATGCCGTAGCGAGGGTGTTCCTCGACCACGTATCCGGGACGAGGGTTGCCTCTCTCGGGGTGCAGGGCCATCTCGGCGGCGTCATTGAGCGATTGATCCGAGCAGGACAGCAAGTGTCCTCTGGGGAACATTGTCAGGCCATACTCGGGGAACATGGCCCGCAGCTCAACGTCGATCATGTCGTCTGTGTACTCGGCTTCCATGAGGCTGATCATCTGCGCGGTCAGCTTCGTGTTCATGTAAGTCGAGATGCGCAGGGACAGGTTGTTCTGCAGGTCCGCCTCGGGGTTCTCCGGCCATCCGCGATAGAAACGTTCCTCCAGCCAGGGGACCGCGGTGGGCGAGGTAGTCACATCCATGCGTACCATGCGCTGCTGGCCATCCGTGCGCACGCCTCTCAAGCGGCCGCGCAGCACCTTGACCGTTTCACCCACCGGGTCCAGACCGGCCTCGTCGAAGTTGATACGGTCGAACTCCAGACCGCGGATAAAGCGCGCGTCCTTGCCGGCGGTGCGGAAGATCCACTCCGATCCGTTCTTGAAGTAGATCGTGGGATAGGGCCGCAGCGAGATGTTGTCGATCAAGTGCTCCAGCCTGGGATTGCCCTCGATCCAGCCCTGCACTATCGAGAAAGGCAGTTCGGCCTGCTTGGCGGTCACCGAGGTGTTCAGCGCCCGGAAGTACGGGATGGTGATGCAGTCCATCAGGTAGGACGCCGCCACCCCGGTTGTTTTCCCGGTGTTGTGATTGACGATGCCGTTGGCAACATAGTTCTCGTAGACTGGCACGTGCATGTCGTAGAAGTCACCGTACTCCTCGAAGGTGATTTCCACAATTGGCACAAATAGAACATTTGTTTTATAATCAACATAACCTTTCAAGGAGGAATTGCATGGCACCCCACAAGGACTGGTCGCATCTGACAAAAGAATATCTTGAGTCCCTCTACCAGGAGCTTGGCAACTGGAAGCGGGTTGCTGTACGTCTTGGCATAGGCCGATCCGTGCTAATTCGTGTTCGCGAGCGCCTTGGCATGGAGTTGTGGCAATATCCAGCGCCGGAAAACCGAAATCCACCACCCAGCCGTCTTGACCCACGCCGCGAGGAAATTCTTGCCATGGCAGCAGAAGGCCTAAATTGCGGGGAGATTGCTCGCCAGATTGATGACGATCCTGAAACAGTGAGGGACTTTCTGGCTCGCAATGGAATCGCCCGTCAACGGCCAGGCGCTCGCCACGGCGAGAAGAACCAAAACTGGCGCGGTGGTCGCCTGATTGACCAGGACGGTTATGTGCTGGTGAAAGCGAAAGATCACCCCAATGCTGACCGGCATGGCTACGTCCGACTGCACCGCCTGGTGATGGAAGAAAAGCTGGGCCGGCTTCTGGATCCACAGGAAGTTGTCCATCACGTGGATGGAGATCGTCAGAACAATGAGCCCGAAAACCTGGTGCTGTTCGATAATAATGGTCTGCACCTCCAGCACGAGTGGCAGGATCCTGCGTGGCGAGAACACCAATCAGCGATCCGGCGTGGAGTTCCATCAAGGCGGCGTATCCGCGAGGAGTCAGGAACCTATGCGCTTTGGTCGTGACGATTTCGTGACCATCGGCTAACTTTACCCGATACAGGTCCGCCTGACCCTTGAGGAAAGGCGGATCTGCTTTTGCGGTCACAAACTGCTCGCCATCCCAAGCAAGCACATGGCAGGGCTGACTCGCATCTGCCAGCGCCGAAATCGGTGTCTCCGATCCTGTGGTCGGGTCCAGAATAGGCGTATCACCCCGTACACAGGCGATTCCCGCGAGGAAAGTGGTGTTCGGGATGACGCGCGAGTACGGCTGCGTGGTCTGGTGGAACAGATACTGGTACCACAGGGGTTCCCAGCCATTGAGATACCACTTGGTAGCGACATGGAACCCGCCATTCTGGCGCAGCACCATGGGCAGCAGCTGACGGTCGGCGTCCGTTAGAATGCTCATTCCGACGCCGGAACTCCATTCTCGGCCAGGAAGTTGACGATGTGGAAGGCCAGGCCTTCAACCGTCTTCTCGCCAAACTCGACGCCCATCTGGGTCTCGAAGGCGTGCAGCGACTCGTGCCACAAGGTGATGTAGCGCAGCATCTCGGGGCAGTCCTCGTTGAGCAGGATCTCGCAGGTCACGTACTTGATCATGCCGAAGACGGACTGTCCTTCGTCAGTGGTGAGGCCAGGAACGAGCCGAACGCTATACGTTACGGGGCCGATTTTGACCGCTTCTGGCAGCCTGAGCTTCGGTGAAGATGTTTCGTACAAAGGTTTCGATTCGCTCATTCTTTTCCTCGGTGGTGTGATTGTCCCAGGCCGTATCGAACTGGGGAATGTGATAAGAAACCTGCCCGGTGGGCAGCTGCATATACACGACGGGCCATTCTGGCTCGCTGGGGTCCAGGCGAATCCCAGCCGGGATGCCCATCTGAATGCACAACGCCATGGCGGTCACGATGCCTTTGTTGCGCAGTTCGTAATCTTTGGCTTCATCCGCCTGGCGGACAGCGGATAGAATCACCGCCAGGCGGAGCTGATCGCCAAAAGAAGGATCTTTCTGGTAACGCCTCCGGTTATCCCGCATCTCAGCCTCTTACGGTGTGACTACAGCGCTGAACTGCGCTTCAAAGGCGATGTCGTCCAGGAAATAGGGCGTCTCGCCGGGCGGTGGAATGATCAGCCACTGGCCGACCACGCCGACAATATTGGCGCCGTTGACCGTGATGGTCATCGGCCAGGGCAGCTGGAAAGCCTGCACGGTCTGGGTAGCGCGGGTAAACTGGGGTAGTGCCATGAGTTACTCCTTAGAGAGGATATGTTCGATCAAGCGGAAGTTGATCTGCCGCATGTCGGTGAGGTGGTGTTGGACAGCCGCGAGCTGTCCTTCGCTTCCGGCGCCGGAAGGGCGGATACCCAGCCCCCACAGGGCATCCATCAGCTTCTGGGCCGCATCCTGATCAAGCGCGAAATCGCCGTAAGTTGGGACGATGAGGTCCGCATCGGTGATCTCCTCGATCTCGATCTTCGAGATGCGCCAGGCGCGTCCGCTAAAAATGTCGCGGAAGACGAACTTGATCAGCACCCTCATGTGCATCTCGTCCATGAAGGCCTTGCAAAGCGTATCCACGCCGCGATAAAGGTCACGAATTTCCATTGCAAGCCTCCTGCACGATCCGATTCCAGGCCTCGACGGGGTCGATGTCTATACCCGCGGGAACCCTGGCTTCAAATCCACACTCGTTACACTTGACGTCGATGGAATAATCGAGAGACTTATGCGTCCGGTACGACAGAGGCGCGCCGCATCTAGGACACAGACCCTTCCGCAGGTAATCAAACGCGCTCTCCTTTGGCTCCCCTACAGCGCCTTTCGGCAGGAAGAGGACGAGGGCCTGAATGGCGTATCCGGCCAGGTCGATCCAGGTGTCGCGGTGCGTTTCGTCAGCAGTTTCCAAATTGGGATCTTTGAGCAGGTTCTCGATGCGCGCCAGTTTGTCGCTGGAACGCACAGCGATGCCGAACAGCCCGTGCTTCTTGAGGTTGTCTGGGCCGTAGCGCTCGTGCTTTTCGAGCAGCTTGGCGCGAATTTCGTTCAGCACAGAATCCAACCGTTCAGTGTATGAAACATCCATCTGTTCACTCCACGTTAGTCGCGTAGTCAGTTCCTACGCGATCCAGTCCATGATCTGCTTTTGAATACTGGATGAGGCGCCAATGAGCATCATGGGCGCCTGCCCTTCCTGCTCCAGGATGGTCACCGGCAGGCTGGTGATGCCGTGCTCAGCGGCCCGTTCTGGCTGTTCATCAACATTGACGCGCTCGACGGTGATGCCGTTCTTCTCGGCTCTCTGGAGCGCCGGCTCCAGGTTCCTGCAAGCCGTGCACCATGGTGCGGTGAATTTCGTGATTCTTTTGCCCATCCCGGTTATCTTCCCCTCCAAGATTTTTTTATTTTTTCCTTGATTATTGGACTCTTCAACTCCGATTTGTACTCGTAGTGGAAGTAGCGCCACAGCAGCCAGCGCAGCTGGTTCTTGGAGTAGTAGCCGGCATGGACGAGGTTGTGGTGTTTGCGGCACAATCCGACCAGGTTGGTCAGCACATCATCGCCTCCACTGCCCCGTGTCTCGATGTGGTGGACGTCGAAGCCATCGATGCAGCCGTCCTGGGTGTAGAGGCCCAGTAGGCAGCAGCCGTCGCGCATGCGAGCCTTCTCGATGGCCTCGGGGTCTACGATGCGATCTCGGTACATCAGTACACCAGCGTGGAGGCAATCAGCAGAATGACGGACAGGCCCAGGAGGAATGCGGCCCACCATTCTTTGTAGTAGAAACACGATTTGCGGGAGCGTCTACTAAATTGTCTACGCGAATAATGCCTACGTGACATTTGGTGCCTGTTCCTTCCAATTCACAGCGGTGCTCTGGCGAATCAACTCTTCTTCATACGCGGTAGCGCGAACTTCTAGTTCCCAGGCCGGGTGCAGATCCGACACCGGAATCTCGTGGCAGGGAGTCGAGCGCGTGAGATTGATCGGCGCCGTCTTGATCTCCTCGCGCGTGGCGTAGCCCACCACGGTGGCCTTCTGGCGCAGCACATCCACCGCCATCATCAGGATGAAGTCGCCGTGCACTTCCTTCCAACGCGGCCACTGCAGAAAGCGGTAATGAAATCTTGGAGTGAGCAGCGTGGACTTGACGTCGATGCGCATGTTGGCAATCACCAGATCGATACCGCCATCAAAGTGCTCGTGCAGTTTCTCTTCAATACCAAAAAATCGCCGGGCAGCCAGCTCGCCAGCCGCACCAATGAGTTCAATGCCTTCCCCTTGCCTGTTCTCATGGTGCGGCGTGCGGCTGTTGTTCGCCAGGCGACTCTTGGCTACGTGCTGTAGATACAGCCAGGAGTCGCTCAGGTCCATTACTCGATCCCTACCACTTCCGCAAATTCGGCGAAGTCAGGTTTTTCGCCGTTCATGATTTGCACAGCCGCCTCGACCAGGCATTCCACCAAATCGATGGAAACCGGAAGATTGTTGGACTGGGCAAAATCGAAGATCATCGTGATGGCAATGGACTTCTTGTCCTGGCCCATCAGCTCTTTGAACTCTGGCGACTGCTCAATCGCCCGCACCGCGATGGTGGCGAAGTTCTTGAGCATCTCGAAGTTCTGAGCGCCGATCTTGTTCTTGAGGAACGTCTCGGCGATCTTGAGCAGCGCCTTGCCGCCCCACCCTGCCGCGACGAGCAGGACGATGATCAGGGCGTACAGCAGGTATTGCAGGTAATCTTCCATGGAGTCTCCTTATGGTTGATAGAACAATCGTTCTTGTAATTGTTACGCTCCATTTGTAGCACATATCACACGTGCCTGGGAGCACCCCAAGGGAAGTCCTGGAAAAATGACCTGCGGTTGTACGGGGATGAAAGGGCTCTTTATATCTATGTAGGAATGAACTACCCACCCCCCCTCCGTCTCTGCCCCCGCTGCAGCGCGCTGACGCAGGTACGCGCCCCCCCTCCCCCCTCCCTGTGGGAGCCCCGCTACACCAGGTTGACTTCTCGCCACCTCGCTTCCCCCTGCCTACTTGACGCTTGATCCTTGCGCTGCCGGCGCCGGCGCGCTGCGCGCAACCACCGCAGCGCTTCCACGGGTGTGCTCCAGGCCGCACGGGCCACGAGATCTCTCTGCCTGTGCTCCGCTACTCAAGGGGGTCTCTCTCCTCCTGGGTTACCCCTGCATCCACGTCCCAAGATCTCCATTGGCCGGCGCCGGCGCTTCGCGCAACCATCTCAGCGCCTCACGGTTGCGCTCCAGGCCGCGCGGGCCATGCCAGAGCATCTCTCTATGGATGCGCCGCTACACAAGCTGGTCTCTCTCTGCCTGGGCTGCCCCTGCAGTCGTGTCCCCAGATCTCCATTGGCCGGCGCCCCCGCGAAGCATCGCAAGCTCGCTTCGCTCTTCACACGTGCGCTCCGCGCGCGAAGAGAGAGATCCGGCGCCGGAAGTGCCCACAAAGCCTTACGGCCCAGCAGCAGATACACAGTGGCCGAAAGCAAAGATGACTCTCTTGATCGGACGAGTGTTGTGCGTCCCGCTTTGAAAGAGTAATTCGTTGGGAGCTCGCCCAGCGATACACACTCTGACAAAAGGATCAAACACATGAACACCAATCGCAAAGCCATCTACACCATCGTCCTGATCGCCATCGTCTCCATGCTTCTCTCGGCCTGCAATGCACCACAGGGCGTCTCGTCCACCTATATCAACATGGACCAGACGGCTCGCGCTCGCATCTATACCAGCTGTGGCGCAGTGGAACAGAACGCCATCCTCCATGATGCTGACCAGGCGGCTTCGACCTGGAACGGGACGCTGCAGGGCTGGTTGGATCTGCAGATGGAATACCACGCCTGCATCCTCACCGTCGAAGAGGCCGAGACCGTAGTAGCCGGCAACTAACGCAAAAAGGCCAGGGATATTGGGGCAACCCAGTATCCCTGGCCCTAAGCGCGTTGAAGGGGCGCTCACCCCTATCTCACTCTTGGAGGATATGCAATGAACCAGAACCCAATCAACGTCTACATCGCTGACGTAGCGCAGATCAAGGTAGGCAGGCCGCTCATGGCATGGCCAGTAGCGCGCAATGCAGCAGAGCTGATCAAGACCAGCCCAGTAGCATCCATCGTGCACACAGAGGGTAGTGTGCTGGTCACCACTGATGAGGGCTGGCAGTACCTGGTCAGCAACAGGCGCAAGTAGTACAATGCCGGAGGTTCCCAACAGGGGCCTCCGGCCTTATTTGCGTTTCCCCCCTTCTATCGGCCGGCGTCCCCCGCGCAGGTTCGCAGGCTCCCTGCGCTCTCTACATCGTGCGCTTCGCGCAGTTACTTCCGGCGGAACAGGTAGTTCCGATGTCGGAACTGGCAGCTCGGGTGTCGGAACTGCATCTCCCTCGTCCATCCTGCCTTACAAGTGGTGCGCAATAGTTGCAGTTTCGTTGCAATTTACAAACTGGGGTGTCGGAACTGTAATTTACCCTTGACATTTGGAGCGTTGATAGTACAATCAGTGAAACGCGCGCCGACAAGAACTCAGAGGTAGGTTGTTCTGCTCTTCGAAATTGAGAGCTGACGAACGCGGCTCTGAGATCATGATGAATAAACAAAACACGCGCGTAGCGCGTGCGCGAAGCGCGAACAACGGTCTCACTACTTCACGCTTCTCCACTGGAAAACAGGGGTTTCGGACAGAAGGAAGGCGCATTTCACTGCTTCCGTGGGGATAGTCTTGGTTCCTAACACCAGGGGGACACGAAAGTGAACAGGTGTTCAGGAATGAACGGGCGTTCGAGAAGAAAGGCCGTATCATCCCCGTTAGCTCCAACGTTCATTCCCCCCATCATTTCCTCGTCCCAAACCCCCATTCACAGCCTCATTTTGTAGTCACGCAATAGAACATGGGTAAGCAGTTTACGATCCATCCTGATAGAGATGGATCGCTGTTTTCTAATCGAGGGTTTGATTATTCCCATTATGTATTCCCTTACGTTCATCTCTCCTTCTATCACAGTCAGGGTGGAACCGGCGCCATCCTTGATACCTGAAACAGTCATCGTGACTTCTTGCATTCGATCTTTTTTCACAATCATGGGAACGGTATCTTGACCGGCGCATCCTTCAAGACTGATGAACCCGATCCGTCAGGATTTATAGGCATAGACTCTCAGACTCCCCTTGTCGAGACGTACAGGCAATCCGCAAACCAGGACCGCTAAATCGCATTTCAAGCGGATAAGGTGGAAAAGCAATGCCTCATCCGCATATCTACAGGGCGTTGTGCGTCCCGCTTTCGAAGAGCAAATTCAACTGGGCAGGGTCACGTACATCGTGCTTCCCAGATCCTATTCCCATACCCGAGGTGTATTCATGAACACAAGCGAGATCTCTCTCATCAAAGTTTTTGTAGACGGCGGTTGCCTGGGCAATGGCGGTTCCAATCCCAAGTGCTACGGCTCCTTCGTAGTGCAGGTCACCAAGACCGACGGCTCGATGGTTATCGTCAGAGAGCGGAAGAGCTTCAATCTCGATCTCTGCACAACCAACAACCAGGCAGAGTATTCGGCGCTCCTGGAGGCTCTGATCTACCTGGTTGAGCTCTCGCACAAGGTGAGGGCCATGCCGCAGGTGCAAATCTGCATGGACAGCCAGCTGGTCGTGCACCAGGTCAACCGCACCTGGAAATGCAAAGACGCCGCCCTGTGCGAGTTGCGCAACATGGCGCAAGAGGCGCTGGATAAACTGTCAGCGACGCTCACCTGGGTTCCCAGAGAAGAGATCGTCCCCATCCTGGGCCACTAACAATTCCGACGCCGGAAGCACGATATCCCACTCGGGACGTTGTGCCCTCCGGCGTCGGAAGGATAAATTCTTCAGGAGGCTTGGTATGACAATCGTGATTGCTGGTACAGGTCACCGCCCAGATAAGTTGGTTCCAGGGAACAGGCAGGCCGGCTATACAAACGCAACCCTGGCGGCTCTAATCGGGCTGGCCGAGAAGGAACTGGATCTCCTACAACCAGGCGAGGTGATCTCGGGGGTTGCCTTAGGATGGGACACCGCCCTGGCCATCGCCGCCATCCGCAGGGGCATCCCGTTGACCTGCGCGGTTCCGTTCGAGGGGCAGGAGTCCCGCTGGCCACAGGAGTCCCAGGATCGATACAATAAGATCCTCTCGAAGGCCAAAGCCGTGGTGGTGGTCAGTGAAGGGGGGTACTCCGCCCAGTCCATGCAGGTTCGCAATGAATGGATGACTGATCGGGCACAGAAGCTGCTGGCGCTATGGAACGGGACTCCGGGTGGCACGCGCAACTGCCTGGATTACGCGGAGAAGGTCGCGGTGCCTGCGCGAAACATCTGGCCACTATGGGTCGAGGTGCTTGCCAGTTTGTAAACGTTGGTATACAATTGGATAGGCGCTTGAACACTGGCGGGGAGCGTGCGGTCGAAAGGCCGTTTGCTCTCCGCCAGTTGATTCCCACAGCCTGTCCAATAGAGCCTATCGGCTCAAAGAAAGTAGAAGGGCGGGGAAACAACGCCCAAATCCACATTAGCAGCCCCGGTTAGAGGCCGGGGGAAAGGTTGAATCACAATGTTAGAAATCATCGTCTCCGGTAACCTTGGTCGCGATCCCGAAATGCGCTACACGCCCTCGGGCCAGGCCGTCACCAGCTTCTCCATCGCTTCGAACCGCGTGTACACCAACGGCGCCGGCGAGAAGGTCACCCAGACCATCTGGATCCGCGTCAGCGCCTGGGGCAAGCTGGCCGAGGTTTGCTCGCAGTACCTCAAGAAGGGCCGCCAGGTTCTGGTGCGCGGTCGCCTGAACGCCGACGAGAACGGCAACCCGCGCGTCTATCAGCGCCAGGACGGAACCTCCGCTTCCTCGTTCGAGGTCACCGCGGAACAGGTTGAGTTCCTGGGCGGTCGCCCGAGCGACAACGGCGAAGAAGCTCCCGCCGAAGAAACGACCGGCGAGGAGATTCCCTTCTAGCCAAGTCCTAGATAGATAAAGAGGGACCTGCATAAAGACCTGCAGGTCCCTCTTTTTGTTTCCACCATCATCACCTTCAATCCATAGACTCTTTCGGAGGATGTTCCATGTTCACGCTTGCTCAAGCACCTGCACGTCCCTTCTCGGATATCTTCACCATGCGCTATCTGGAGGCGCTGCATATCGACAATCGCATCGACGCCCTGCGCACGCGCATGACCGAACCGCAGTCGATGCTTTCCAATATCATCGATGCCTGCCGGGCTAACAACCCATGGGAGGTCATGGAGTCCCGCTACGAGCAGATCATCGCCGCCCCTGACAGCGCCAAGTGCCTGCTGCACCTGCTCAAGGACGCCGAGAACGTGCGCCGCTCAGTCGGCGACCGCTCCGACATCGCAAAAGAGCTCAATCTCATGGTCGGTCGCATCTGCATGACCGCCGAGAACCGGCTCAACAGGTACCGCGATTACGAGGCGGCCACTTACGCCTGGGAAACCGCGCGCAAGCGCGCCAGGAAGCTGCGCGCATCCTTCGACCAGCCGCGCCCGAAACTGACTGAGGGATGCTGGCCGGCGGACATCTATCGCGCCTTTGGACCCGCGATCCACTTCGGGATGCAGGTCGGCAACCCCCAGGCCGCCAAGACCTATAAGAGCCTGGTGCTGGAAAGCACACTGCCCGTCGATGAGCTGGAAAACCCCGACTGGGTGGACCCGTACACCGGAGAGTCCGAAAAGCGCGAGAAGCCCATCGCTATCCGCGCCACTTTCGCGGACTGGGAAGAAGAGGCGGCGTTCATCCAGGACGAACAGCTGAACTGGACACAGGAAGACTTCGTCGCCTTCCAGAACGCCCAGCGCGGCGGGTTCAACGCGGATGCGGACGCCGCGCCGGTCCTTTTCGATGAAACCGACACGATCGAAAAGGAGTTCCAGTTCACCGGCGACTGGTCGACCACCGAAGAGGCCGCCGAACTGCGCTCGCTGCTGCGCCAGGAGATCGCCGCCCTGCGCAAGAAGATCGAGGCCACCTTCGCAACCTACCAGGTAGCCGCTGCGCTCACCGAAGGCGATCTCTCCGACGCGATCCGCGAGACGCACACCACGGTCATTTCGAGCGCCGAGGCCAAGCGCCTGATGCGTATGCTCAAGGCTCAGGCCAGCAGCCGCACACCCCAGGACGTGGCTGCGGTGGCTCTGGAGTTCCAGAGCGAGTTCTGCTGGTCAGTGGAAGACCTAAACCAGATCCGTGTCAACAACATGGGTCTGGGCGATTGGATCGAGATGGTCGGCGAGGACTTCCTCGACCAGTTCCAGGACGCCTCCCCCAATTGGGAGGAGATCAGCCAGGAAGAGATCGATCTCTACTCCGACGACACCGTCTTCGTCCAAGCCTTCGCGTACGCCCCGCAGAAGATCCGCGAGGCAACCATGGCCATCTCGGACACGAACAAAGCCCTGGCGTACTTTTGGAACGCCGTATCCAACTGGCGCTCCCGCACACCTGGGGACCACCCGCTATTTATCGCCGGCACGATGAACGCCGCCATCGCTGGAACCACCACGCACGATGGACAGATCGCAGCCGGTTGGGAGGCATTCCGCTCCGGGACTTGCCCCGAGGGGAATAAGGCCTATCATACCGCGCGAGCCAATGGTGTTCCACACAGTCAGGCCATGCGCGCTTTCTGGCAGCTCTATAACCAGAAGTTCCCCAAGCAGGTGAAGATCCTGAAACCCTTCACCGACGGGCTCTTGCTGGAGGGCGGCCGCAAGGTCAACTGGCACGTAGCCGCGCTCAAGCTGGCTGCGGACGAGCTGGCGATCGATAAGGACGACGCCAGGCGCCTGCACGACGCGCTCGTTGCCAGAAGCGTCGGCTCCGAGTTTACCAGCGCTCTGGTCAGCAAGTTCAGCCTCAGCGCCATTCCGTTCTAGCAGGCTGCCCCCTTCCGGTTCCGACGCCGGAAGGGGGCAGTAAACTTGTGCCTCCGGCGCAGGGGAAGAAAAATCTTCGGGAGGCTCTTATGACCACAATTGGTATCACGGAAAGAGGGGATGCGGCCCTCGACGGTCACTGGCGCGCCATGCTGCCAAATGTCGATGGGGTGATCTTGATCACCAAAGCGCCACATCTGATTGACTGGGTCCCGTCCAACGGGATCCTCCACTGCACCATTACCGGCTACGGCGGAACAAAGCTCGAGCCGGGCGTCGCAGATTACCGGACGACTATCGACGCTTACCTGGAGTGGGTCAAGAAAATTGGATCCGAGCGCTGCGTGCTGCGCGTGGATCCAATTATCCCCACACCCAAAGGGATCGCCAGGGCCCAGGAAATCCTGCGCTTCGCCGTCGGGAGAGTGAGGATCTCCTTCCTCGACCTCTATCCACACGTGGAAGCGCGTTTCAGGGCCGCCCGGATACCGGTCCCTGACTTCTACTACAAAGACGGCAGGCTCCAGCTGCACGCGCCTCTGGAGATCCGCCAGCAGGCGCTCTGCCAGCTGCGCACCACCTGGGATAACCTGGAGATCTGCGGAGAGCCGGAGATGGACTGCACCGGCTGCGTGTCTGTCAAAGACCTGGCGGCCATGGGACTCTCCGTCACCGTGGACCCAGGCAAATCGCAGCAGCGCAAACACTGCCACTGCCTGGCGATCAAGCGGGAACTCCTGGACCACAAGGGCCAATGCTCCAATTGTTGCACATACTGCTACTGGCGTTAGATTCCCTGCCCCTCCCGGTTTCGGGAGGGGCCTATTCTTTTGTGCCTCCGGCTTGGAGGGGGAAAATCTTTAGGAGGCTCAAAATGGAAAAGGTAGTAATTCCCACCGGTCTCGTGCTGCTGATGATCGTCGCGGCAGTGTTCCTCTCGTCCCTGGCTCCCGTCACGGCGCAGAAAACCGCCGAGACACTGGACGAGGTATCTATTCCACTCTCGTTCTACCAGGTCGATGGGCTGGAGGTCGTCGACGCCGATCACGGAGTTGACAGACACAACGCCGATTACGTGCTCACCGTGCAAACTTGCACGAACAACGGCTCCGGTGTATACTACCTGGAGGACAACAGAGAGAAGCTGCATTTCCTGTGCACGCTTCCAGATGGTCGGACGGGGGACCTGGTCACTACGGTCAAGAAAGGCGCTAAGTATCTCTACGAGAACACCGCCTTCGCGCGACCCCTGACCATGACCAAAGCAATCGATATGCTGATCCGAGAGCACGGAGCCACCCCCATCCGCAAAGAAACCATCCTGAAATGGTTGTTTGGAGGAAAGTAGCATGGATGTCACATTCGAGCAGAAGCTCGCCAACATGATGACCCTGTACGAGGAGCGCATGGCGCACCGCAAGGAAATAAACGCCAGACGCTTCGCGAGCACCGGTAAAACCGATGAGGAAATCATCGACCAGGTGCGCCAGAATTTCCTGCGCGGAACCGCTACCCAGCTGGATCACGAACTGATCTGCGACCTGGATACCTCCGACCTGTGGCGGTCGCACGATTGGTTCGGCCCCATCGCCGGAGCGGCCGCGCTGGATGACTGGCTCATCCAGTTCGTCCAAAGCGAGATCCTGGGCGAGGATTACGGCGTCGCCCCAAGACAGCGCGGGGCAGAGAAACAGAGCCGGCGTCAGAAACAGAAAGTAACCGCATAACCATCTCCCCCCTCCCGAAAAGGAGGGGGGCCTTTTTTCGTTTCTCCCTACTTCCGACACCCTCTAACCAGCAAAGAACAATCGTTCTAAGACCGCACGGGCTCGCCGAAGGGCCCAGGCGGCCGGCGACCAAGTCGATTAGGTAGCTGCTGCGCAGCTTTCTTTGAAGCCTCCGGCGGACGACTCCGCAGACTCCGTCGCCGCCGGGGCGCGGGAGCCCAAAATCCCGCGCCTGGAAGATGGCGCGCGTAACAGCTTGCACATAGAGCCTCACGGCCAGTGTGAAGTGTCTCGAGACGAGGTACAGGTACTTCCGCGAAAGTACCTGGTCTTCGCCACGCCGGGAGCCGCGGCCTATTCGTGGGGCCTTTGCCTTACGGCAAACCTGCTGGGTCTAGGATATAACGCGCCGAACCTCCCCCCACCCCCATCGACGAAATGGCGCCATACAACCTGTCGAAATTCGCGCTACCCCCTCCCCCTCGTAAAACTAGGGCGACAAATGTCACATTACACTTACGATCATTGTCGTGTAATAGTTGACTTACGTATGGAGCCTAATTTGTTATACTCTGGCCGTGAGGCTCTGTGGCCCATAAAGCCTTACGGCTGAAAGAAAGGCAAGGAGGACAACATGACAAACAGCTTCGATTTTCTCAACCAAACGATCCAGTACGGTCAGCGCGAGAGAGCGCAGCAGGCCGAATACAAACTGCAGCGCGCGGAAGTGATCCGCGCCGCCTGGAGTAACCTGCAGACGCGCCTGCGCGAAGAACTGGACGTTACCGACCTGACCATCCAGCCGTGGATCCAGGAAGAGGGCGACCGGCTCCCTGTAACCGGATCCCTCGTCCGCGTGCAGTTCCCGGTACTGGCCGGCGTGGTTGGCTACGTGCCGGAAGTCATCATATCGATCAACGCGGTCATCTCATCCAGGACGGGCGAGGTGGTCACGGCGAAACCCAACAACTTCTACTACAGCCAGAACGGGCGGCTGCTTCGCTCGCCAGACTTGCACAGCGCGCTGTTCAACTCGCTCGATCTGCAGGAGCAGCTTCCGGCGCCAGAAATGGAGGACCTATGCCAGACACCCCTCGCGAACCACGCGTAGTGCACTTCGACCTGGCTGTGCTGTTCTCGGAGGACGCAAGAGATTATGAACCCGAGCGCATGGCCTATGATATCGTCTCGGCGCTGTGTCACTACTGGGCAGACGCATACGACAGAACCGAGACCGCGGTCGGCGTGCTGGTCACCCCACCCGATGGCATCCCGCAATACGGCGTGGACCTGGAAAGTGGATACAGTTTTCAGGTAGGCGATCCCAGCGTCTACAGTACGGACCTTCTGAATCAGCTCGACAAGGCCTCGCTCAACCAGGCCATCCAGTACTTCCAGAAGCTCCCCGAGCAGAAAGACGAGCCGCACCCGTGGCTGCTGACTATTACAAATGGTGAACAATAAGTACACCTGTTCTATTGACAGAGTTACACACCATTTGGTAAACTACGATTACATCGCGGCCCTTGAGCAAGGCCGGTCATATCCTCCGCCGGAGGTTGATCCTTCCTCCGGCAAGCCAATTTCACGGAGCGCCTCCCCTGACGCTCTGTTCCCCAAGACAGGATGGGAGGGGCAACCCTCCCATCCGAGGAGATCATCATGAACTTCGAAGAACTCAAAGCCATAATCGACGAAGCGCTCGTTCGCCTGGGACCCGGATGGTACTATGAAGTCCTGCGCCAGGGCGATCTCAAGCTCATTCACCCCAAAAAGAAATACAGCATCCGTGTCTCGTTGGGCTACAACGGCATGGAGATCTATCCAATGGTCGAAGAAGCGGAACTGCGCCGGTACACCTACACGTCTGGCATCCGCTTCAAGATGCCCTACTCGACCTCGTCAGCCAAGATCGCCAACGCGATCAACCTGCACGTGTTTCCGAAGATGGACGAGGCGATCCTCCTCGCCGAGCGCGAGCTCGCCGGCGAGCAGCGCAATTCGCGGGCCGTTTCGGATTTCGAAGAGAAGATGCGCGCCATCTCGCCGCACCTCGTGAGCGCCAGCCGCTGGGACAATTCGCTGAAAATCGAGGAGCCAAGAGCCAACCGCTACGCCGGACCAATCCTACCGTTCGCCTGCACCCTGAACCCATCCTCAACCACCGGGCGCAACGTAGTCCATATCAGCGGCCCGATCCCCGAGGATATCGCCCTGGAGCTGCTGCGCATGCTTGAGCAGCGCTTCTACCCCACCCAGCCAGAGCTGCCCATGCAGGAAGCAGGGGCGGTGCCGGCATGAAGAAACAGTCGGTCAGCTTCACACACGAAGAGATCCGCGCCATCATCGCCTACAACGACGGCGGCCTGGTGAACTGCCAGGTGTACGACTCCGCCCGCTACGCCAAAGGCGAGGTCAAGCCAGAAGAGAAAGAGACGTTCGTCCGGGCCGGCATCCGCGCCCTGGAGAGAGCTATCGATACCAACCCCGATTTCACCGTCCAGGAAAAGGCTGGCATCGCCAGCGCCTTCGCCCAGAAGGTCAAGCTCCCCCTGGTGGTGGTCGTTCCTTAGTCATGGTCCTCCTCCTGAGCGCGTAGGGGGCTGCAAAGCCCCCTACAAAGCCTTCCGGCACCGGAAGGGTAGGAGGAACGACATGACACAGAACCTTACCAACACTAAATATCGCGTAATTGAAGTAACCGAAGATCCGATCCGCTGCAGTGAGTGTGGCGGTGAATTGGAAGTCAGCACCACGGGTCATCAATGGGTTGACCAGAGTGGCGCGCAAGACGACTTCACCGATCATCTCGAATGTCACGACTGCATGGTCGAGTTCGTGGTCGTGTCGGAAGATCCGATCCCATTCTAGGCGCCTTGGCTAGGCGCCGCCTCTCCTAGGCGCCGCCTGGGGCAGCAGCAGGAAAACGTGCAGAGATGCACCACATATCAAAAAACTTTCAGAAAGGAGATAGGGGAAACCCCATCTAAGAATTGCGTTTTGTTCTGAAACGGCACTTACCCGCTAGCAAGACGCTGCTGCTTCCCCAGGCGTTGCTTAGCCGCCCCACCGTCCCGCCGTGGTTGTGGTGCGGGGAGAAAACTTTCACAATGCTTTGCTTTTGGAAAGTGTATGTCTACTGGCAGCCGGGAAAGACCGGCGCCCTGGCCTGATTCAAAGCGCCCATCCTGCGCACGGTCGATCTCGTCCAGGGCTTAGCCGTCATAGCTCAGTTGGTAGAGCAGATGTTTCGTAAACATCAGGTCCCGAGTTCGAGTCTCGGTGACGGCTCTGGCGAAAGGTAGGCTCAGAAGCAGCAACCCTCTAAAGAGTGGAAGTAGGGACGCGGCCGCATCCGACGCCGCAAAAAATCCTGAACCCTTTGGCGTAACAGCACATCGCCAGGAGAAAAAACATGCCGAATACCATCTGTCCCGGAGGCGGGGCCAGCGTCTGGGTCCGCCTCAAAGAGATCGCGCCAGGCGGAAACATGGGCTGGGCCAGTATCCACCCCTGCCGCAAAGGTATTCCCCTCGTCCGTCTCAAGTGCCCCAAGTGTGGCCGGCGGATGATGAGCAAGGTCGAGATCTACCACGATGGCGACTATGCCATCCACACCGTTCCACCGCATAAGATCAAGCATTGGTGGAAGAAGAACAAGAAACGGACGAGGCGGTGATGGCGATCAAATTCCCATCCATTGCGATCATCTACACCAAACCAACCCCCTCCGAAACCGTCATGATCTGCGACGGTTGCCAGGAGGGCGACTGGTACATCGAGAAAGGGCGCGTGCGCTACTGCACAAAATGCGGCAGGCGACTGCGCAAAGCGACACAGAAAGAGAAAGAGGCCGCGATCCAAACATTGAAACCGATCTATAGGCCAAAGACCAACCGCTAGGCGGTGCAAGTGCGCGGGTTCGACTCCCGCGAGCGGTTCTGCTAGCACCAGTCCTCCACCTTCGATCCATCCATGATGCGCTGGTCTTAGTGCGTGAGGTAGACGGTCAGAGCTGGGTGCGCGATAAGCGCAGGCGAGGCTAGAGCTGGAACTAAGCCATGTTTTTGCTTATTGAACTGTAATCAAATGCTAGGGAGCAACGCCGAATCGGTGCTGACGCCGCTAATGCGGCAAAATGGGCGGGGCCACGGGGCAGCTGCGAACACTGGCCAGTTCGCGGCGAGGCAGTTCGACTCTGCTACTGCCCACTGTTTATTGGTATGAGCTGCGCCATTCGTGACGGTAACCCGGCAGGAACCTGGAGACGGTCCAGAAACAAAGGCCGGACTAGGCGCGCTTGCTAACGTAGCGAGCATGGCGGCGGCGCGGCAAGCCCCGGATACCACGCGTATCACGGGATCTGATGGCCCTTCGGGGCCGGATGCGTGGGAACGCAAAGACTCGCCCTGGCTGGTATGCGTTCCCCTGAAATTCGGAGCCGGGGATTTGGACGGAGTGAAGTGAAAGGTGGAATGACCAACCACCACAAAACCGGGATAAGGCTTGGTCGGATGGCCAAAAGGCGCCAGCTCGCGGCAAACCCGCGGGAAAGCAACTTACCGGCTCCGTCTCCGCACCTTACCAATCGAATAATTTCCGACATCGGAAATAAACCACAAAGCCTTACGGCTGGACTGGAAGAACGCTTATTTTGAACGTCAAAATAAGCGTTCTTCTAGCCATACACAAATACGGAGGAGCAATGACGAGACCTAGCATTACCTTGACTGCTGACCTGGGCGATTTCGGCGAAGTCGATATCGTCCTGTCGCCAAATGACCCCATCACCACCTGCGAGATCTACGGACCCGGCGGTGAACTGATGACCTACGGCCTGGGCGTACGCAAGGAAGATGACGAGTACGACATAGAAACGGGATGCCGCATGGCCTTCATGAGCGCCTACCGTCGTTTCGACGGCATGTTCGATGACCAGGACCGCGGCGCGATG